CGCTGGAACGGATATCTGATTGCTTAGGGTAGCACCTACGTGAGCCAGCCAGCTTCCGTTGTATTTGCGGGCTGCCAGATAAAGCGTGCTGCACGTGCTTACATTGCCTGCCACATTCTGTTTGCAAGTGACAAGGAATCCAGACGGGGATGGCGTGCCTGTTGAAGTGAAGTTGATCACGCTGACAGGACTGTCCAGCCAGTAGGATGCCGACGGTCCGACGGGAGCAACCATCTCCTGCCAGTCCGCATGTACCGTCCGGTTCGCAGATCTGCCGGCGAGGATGTATCCGCCGTCTCTTTTCCTGCGGAGTCTGCCGTTTCTGAACTTGGCGATTTTAATCGGAGGGTTGGAGGTTTCAACCTTGCTTAAGTAAGATCCTCCGGCAAACGATACTGTACTGTTCTTGGCATACGGAGTATTGGCGGATTCCCAATGACCGGCTGCTGTGATGCTCTCACCATCCTTTCCGTCACTGCCGTCCACAACCATCGGGACAGTTTCGACATCAACCGCCTGACCGTTCACGTAGAACACGAACTTCAAGCTACTGGTAAAATTACCGGAAGCCACCCCGACACCATCACCGATGGGAACCTCGGCCGCACCGTCACGACTGTACTTTAACTCCCCGTCCGTTGTGGCCGTAGTGACCGCACCGACTGTCTTCATACGCCGACAGGATACCGAAGCTACACTGTAACCGCCGTTCTTGTTCTTGCTGACCATCGTGGCCGAAGTGACAAGGCTATAAATTACCGCATCGGAACCGTCCGCCCCGCCACGGACACCGGTTATCTTGAAAGTCAGTTCACGGGTATAGAGCTGCCCGTTCTTCATTGCAGCCAGTGTGATGGTGACCGTATTCTGTTCCGGAACCGACTTTCCGGCAGCGACGGATATCGCCACCGCTCCGGTGGCCTTGCTTGTGCTTGCCGTGAAACCGGCAGGCGTGCTGACTGTTAAAGTCTCAAGGGTGAGTTTCTCGGTACCGTACCACATGGATACATGGGTAGTCCATGACTGTGCGGAAGTAGTAACACCGGTACTGGTAAGAGCGACGCTCACCATCTCATTGTCAAGGTCGGCCATGATATTCGACTCCCCGTCCTTACTCCAACGGTGCACAGGGGCCGGAGTGCTCCATTCACTCCATACTCCATCACGCTTCACACGTTTGCACGCCCATTCCACCTGATGGTCTGCATCCACGCCAAGAAAATCATCTGTCCAGCCTTCCGGTATATAATCATCCTGCTGCTTCGAATCCGGCTTGTCAGGGGTAAGGCCGATGATGTTGGTACGGGTGTAGATCCACTCGTAACCTTTGCCGTCCTTACCGTCAGTCCCGTCTTTGACCATGACCATCCACAAACCATTCCGGTATATGTAAGTACAATGGTCAGCCGTATTTCGGTAGCTGTCACCCTCCTTGGGATTGGACGGATGGGATGCGAATTCACCAAGGAAGGTGATGCTTTCGCCTTTCAGCTCACGCCCGTCCAAAAGCATCTCCCAGTCTTCATGCACGGTCCAGTCGGCTGACTTCCCGGAAAGGATATAACCGCCATCCTTTTTGCGACGATAACTGCCATTCTTGAACCTTGCGATCCTGATGGGAGGATTGGATGTTTTCACCTTGGAGATAAAAACACAGCCCGCCAAAGTGACCATGGTATTGACCTCGTATGGGGTCTTAGAGGATTCCCAATGACCGCCACCTATTACAGACAGGCCCGGATCACCCTTGTCACCTTTGGCGGCTGATACAAGCCAGTCCGGATTGTCTTCGGATGGCTCCGGAAGTAGTGCCCTTGTCATTGACGCACAACCATGTGGAACCGTTATGGGGCACACGGGAATAATACGCATACTTTCTGCCCGGCTCCCAGCTAGGGAAGTCGATAGGAACGCGGACTGTGCTACCGGTAATTTCATCAATTTGAAAAATCAATCCCGTCATGATGATATCCTGCAATACTGCCGAGAACCTGTCGCAGTTGATCCCGTTGATGGTCATACCCTTCTTCTTGCCGAACCAGCTCTTCATCTGTGCCGGCTCCGGGTCCCAGGTGTTGGCATTGTCAACAAGGGTGATACAGCAGTTACCGTCACGCACGTCTATGATGATATAAGTCTGACGCTCTTTGTCGGTGAAGTTCCCCGTCTGTCCGAGACGCATCTCGTTATGGGGAACGAACTCATATCCGGGACGCGGAACCATCACGAATGTCTTCTCGTCGTAATCTGCGGAAGTGATACGGTACTGTATTTTCCGGAAACCAATAAAGTCACCGGTAGTGACGCTTTTGTCATGCCAGAAGCCTAGGAGGATATCGTCCGGCTTCTGTCCCAGCGGTACACCATCCTCCAGATCAGGGGTGACAGTATAGCTGCCGTCACTATTGGCGACAAAGCTTTTTATCTTCAGCCCTCCGCCGGGACTTATAGTATTATATCCTTCAAAATAGGTCTGACGGTTGAAACGAAGTTCTGGTACACTCAGAGAGCTGCGCAGGACCAGAGCCTCCAGCTCGGCACGGGCGTCCTCACCGATGTAACCGCCCTGAACACCGGTGATAAAGTCACCGAACTTGGCGTATTTCTTGATGACGGTTCCGCCCAACAGGGATAATAGGAAACCGGTGCGTTCCTCCGTGTCCTTGCGCATGAACATGATCAGCGAGCGCAATGCGGAATACACGTTATGGTCTGTTGCAGGGGTGGAGTCGTGGCTTCCGATCACATACACACCGCTGCCACCACCGCCCGTATAGGTCTGTCCCTTCAGGGTAAGGCTCTCAACCTTTTCCTCCAGCTCCCCGATACGGGAATAGGCGGCGGTTTCCCCGACAGTATAAACAGGTGAGTCAAAGGAATAGTCAAGATTGAATTCAAATCCGATAACCCTTGACTGCCTTCCGTTTTCAAAATAAGCCTTGTTAATCAGGTTAACTTTCTGACCTGCACCATAGAGATTATGTATTCCGTCCTCACTGTATGCGACATCCGACATCATCTTACAGTTATATGTAGAAGGGTCTATCTTGGATTTGGCAGCGTACTTTTCCGTTTCGGTTTTCAGTTCGACTTCGGCAGCAGATACGAGTCCAAGTTGTGTTATCTTTGTTGAGTCCCAGCCAGTCAAGACATAAGTATCCCCGTTTGCGGGGATAAGTACATCACCAGGCAGTTTACGCCCATAATCCTCGTTACGTACTATCTCCCAAACTTGTGCAGCCGGATTCCAACTACCATCTGATAACTTCTCAGGTTCTCCATCAGGATTAAATGTAACCCCGAACATCATACCATTAAGCTTCCCAGAGTGGAAGGTTATCTTTAATTCCTCGCCAGCAAGCACATAGGCTTTGGAGAATGTAATGCCAGTATCTTTAAAGCGGTAAGCATCCCATTTCTCCTCAGTTATTGTCCCATCTGCATTTTCTATCTTGTCAGTATACTTATGAATGGCAATATCCGACATTGTACCGGTACGTCGTGGATAGATATCATCAAAAACAATAACCTGCTCAATGGCTTTCTCTTTAACCATATTAGGATAGGCATCAATATAAGGAGTTCCAGCAGGCAGCATCAATCGTCTTTGAACGACACCATTCACAACTACTGATTCATCCACCGGACGATAATTGGAAGGTATGTTCCTTGTAGAGCCAAAAGCATAGATACGGGTTGCATAAGCGGATTGCGAGTCGGTGCGTGTCATTTCCTCTACATTTACACCGATCTCCCAATTAACAGGATCACCGAACTCACAACGCCCGAAGTGAATGATATTCTCTGTTACCCAACACTCACAATCCCATTTTTTTGCCATTTCAAAGCAAGCGTCAAGAATGTTGATGTTGTCGTAAGACATCAACTGAGCTTTATTTTCAACCGTGCTGTCAATGGAAAAAACAAAATCCTGTCCTTTGTATGTGTAACCAAGAGCTTTTAAATTTCTCAGGACTATACCAACTTGAACATCCAGTGGAGCGGTCAGGTTCCAGGACGCTTCCTGTCCGGCCGTCTCCGGGGTATATTTGAAGATTTTGTTTTTCCATTTCCAGTAGTAGGCGTCAAGTCTTAATTCGTAATCGTAGCCGGCGGTATTGGTGTTGAATGCGGGCTTCTGCAAGTCGCACACCTCGAACAATCCGAAGTTACATTCCACGTATGAGCCAAGTTTGAAATATATGGGATTCTCTAAGGAGAACTTTAACATGATGTAGTCCTCCTTCATCAGAGTGAACTTACGCTTGCAGCCTTCATTGATCAAAGTTGTAAGCAGGATAGCACCGGATATGTCTTTGATGTCGATTTGTTCCATAATTAAGTTTTGTGTGCCTTTACACAATGCTGAACAAAAGTATATATTTTATTTGAAAATCAAATATAATATCAAGGGGAATTTCTGTTATTGGGATTAGGCTCATTCAGCTTCAGCACGAATTTTCCTATGCCTTGCATGAATTGGCTGAACTGGTTACAGGAAATATAAATAGTCCTGTAAACTATATTGGGCTGATACTTTGTCTTTATTTCAAGTATTCCTTTATCCAACTCATTACAAAAGCTGTCATACCTTGCAAAGAATGTATCTTTATCAGGGGCTGTCAGGTTTATCTGTAATGTAAGATCGCGCTCGTCCTTTTTGGGATCAGCTGTTATCACACGCTTTCCATGCTCCATTCGGCTCTTGTTCTCAATGAACTCCTTATTGGGTGCTGGGGTCATGAGGGCGGACAGTGCAGTGTCATCCATGCTTATTCCCCATGTGGTATAAGCGTCCTTTCCATTAATAAACAGTTCTTCTTGTGGCATATTTATATACTTTTTGTATTTTTCGCTATTTCGTCAAGCTTGTTTCCAAACTTATAAATTAGTTTGGTGTATTTGTTAATACTTTCAAGGTGACCGTTGGATGAAATCATCAGATTTCTTATCTCAGTCAACATTGTATTGTTGTCTTTGGCAAATGAGGATATGGCTTGTGCCACCGCCAGCGTATTCAGCATGGCATTTTTTATTTCTTCTCCTGCAATCTGCAATGCTGTAAACCTACCGTTCAACTCTTCGCCAGTATCTTGACTCATTGCCTGAAAACC